TAAATGCGATAAAAAACTTAAAAATAAATAATCAAATTATCTAAAATGGATCGTTCAAAAGATAAGAAACTTGCTAAAAAAAATAGTTTTGAAAGAAAGAATATTAACGGTAAAAAAAATCCTAAATATGTTGACGCTCTTGAAGAAGATAAACCTATTTCTGGACAAAAATTCGTTTGTGTATCATTTTGTTCTCCGGATAAAATTTTAAAACAAAAAGAGATGTTCTTTTTTGAACAATTTTTGAAAAAATGGGAATTTAATAAGTCTATGGAAAAATTTGTTCAATTTTTAAATTTTGTATCATATAAATACAATGTGTCCTTTCAAGATTTGTCTGATGACTTCAAAGATTTTGTTAATGAAGAGAGAGAAACGTTATCTAAAAGTTCTTTAGAAGATGATTATAAAACATTTCTTGACAATAACGAAGATGAACTACAAAAACAATTTGATATCGCAAATAACTTTCAGACAAGTGTTAGAGGATTAAAAATTCGTGGTTCTTATCCAACTCAAGAAGAAGCGGAATTAAGATGTAAAATGTTGAGAGAAATCGACCCTAATCATGATGTATATGTAGGTCCCGTTGGCATGTGGATGCCTTGGGAACCAGAAGCCTATAAGACTGGAAGAGTTGAATATATGGAAGAAGAACTTAATCAATTAATGCACGAAAAACAAAAGAATGAATCACGCGCTAAGATTGAATTTGAACAGCGTGTTAAAGAAACCAAACAAAAAGCGATTGAAGAAAATATTAAGAACGCTGAAAAATCCGGTAATACTTTAACGCAAACAATTGATGAACAAGGAAATTTAATTGGTGTTAATAACACCAATACTCAAGAATTGACTCTAAAGGAACAAGAAAACATTTCTACTGCTGATATTTGTATGGAATTATTTGAAGGTGATAATATTATTACTGGAAAAACTGATTATGGTCAGAGTCAATTAAAATCTGGACCATTTGCCAGTAAAAAAGACGATTAAATTTATTTTATAAATAATATTATTATTATTATTATTATTATTATTATTTATTTTTTAAAGGGTTTAAATATAAATTCAAAAATATTATATGCGTTTATGCTATATAATTTCTACTTGTGATAAATACATTAATACACGCGTTAGTTATCAGATGAATACAATTTTTAAAAATATTAATAAAGAAGATATTTATTATTTAACATCTAAACCTAACATTAGAGAAAGACAATTCGGTTGGAATTGTATGGATGATTCACAAAATATTACGTGGAAATACATACATTTTATATATAATATGAAAAATATATTAAATTATGATTGGTATATTTTTATAGACGATGATACATATCTATTTATAAATAGATTGGAAAAAATGCTTCAAAATTATAATAAAAATGACAATTGTTATATTGGTTGTGAATTAGACCACATTCAAAAAGAATTTTGTCTATATATGTCAGGTGGCGCAGGTTACGCTATATCTAACGGATTATATAAGTTGATATTTGAATATGTAAATAATATAGGCATTAATAACGCGTATTATCCTTTAATAAATTTAAAAGAACAATTTTGTGACGATTTATGTATAGGATTATGGATTAATGAACTTAAAAAAACACATACTATTGAACAAATCAACAATAATAAATTTAATGTCGGATTACATACTGATGAAAATCAATTATGTGAAGCAATAACTTTTCATAAGGTTACTACTGAAGAATTATTTAACTTATATTATAAATTAGATCAGATTAAAGATAACGAGAAAAAACATAATTGTGTTAAAACTGCGTTTGTTCTTGTTACAGATTCTATCTATTTTAATAAAGTAAAAAGAACTATTATTGACTTAAGAAGTGTTGGAAATTGGAAAGGTGAAATTGTTTTAATAACTATTGATTTTAAATTAAATAATAACTTTAAAGATTTTTATGGCATAAAAGAAGTAAGTTTTCCTTTAATAAATAAGTCTAATTTGTTAAATAAGATTGGATTGAATGGATTTTCTAATTCAGATAAGAGAGAAATTATTAAACTTAATCAATGGGAAAAGTTACATGTATTCGATGATTATTTTATGAATTGGGAACGCATAATATTTTTAGATGCGGGTTTAAGGATATTGGACGACGTAAAATATTTGTTAGAATTGGATTATAAGAATAAAATATTGGCTCCCAAAGATGGAAAATTTAGTAACTATAATAATTTTAATTGTCAATTAAGTTATGATAATTTAGAATTGATTGAACAAGTTAAAAATGATTTTGGAGAGAATATTTTAAATGAGCAATATTTTTTAAACTGTATTTGGATTTATGATACAAGTATATTGAAGTTATGTGATAAAAAACAAATGATAGAAGCGATGAATAAATACACTCTATGTAGAACTAATGAAATGGGAATTATGAATTTATTATTACGATTTAAATATAATTTATGGGAACCTTTTCCGTTTAAATTAGAATCCGGTAAAATATTATTTGATTGGTGCGAATTGAATAATCCAGGAACTAATTGGAAAGATTATTGCTCAATTAAATATCCTTTAAGCATTTCATTTGACGATTGTTAGTTATGTTTTTGTTTAATAATAAGCAATATGAGGTATTTTATATTTTAATTCATTATTGTAATAATGGTTAAATAAAATTATGCCTTCAGAATTAACTGTTGAAATATTATCATTATAAATTTTTTTTTCGTTTAAGTAAATTATATTTTCTTGATTCTCATTTAAAATAATTTCAAAAATTTTATTTAAATCTACATAATGAGATGATACATTACTATCTAAATTAACCAATTTACATATTAAATCTATAATTATTTTATTTTCTTTAGATGAACCAATTATTCCTAAAAATAAATTTTTTGTATCTAAAATGGATTTTACGAAATATAACGTGTTATTTTTAAGATTTATATGTGATATGTTAATATCAGGTATAACATTTAAATCAACATAAAAACCACCATTAACATATAAAAGATATAAAATAAAACATAATTTTTTTATAAAACTATTTTTTATAAAATTAATTTGACTAAATATATATATATTGGTATTATCATTTTTTAATATATCTTCATATGTTATATCATTTTCATAATAAAAATTATATTCTTTAAATAATTCCATAAAAAACTCTTCAACATGTGAAGGATATTTGTAAATGCTTACATTAAATAAATTTACTTTTTTTACTGTTATATTTTCATTATTTCCATTATTTCCATTATTTTCATTATTTTCATTATTTCCATTATTTCCATTATTTCCATTATTTCCATTATTTTCATTATTTTCATTATTTTCATTATTTTCATTATTTTTATCTATAACAAAAAGAATATCATCATATCTATTTTTTATATGTCTCAAATCATAAATATGTATATATTTTTTTAAATGTGTTGGAGTTAATTTTTTAAAAGTTTCAATCCAATTTATATCTTGAACGTCTTCTATTATTAATATCCCATTATCTGTAATTAAGTTTGAATATAAATTTAAAAACATACATTGTGAATCAAATGTATGAGGTCCATCATCGATAATTATATCAAACAGAATATTATCGTCTTGCAATTTTTTTACAAAGTTTTTATCATATGCATCTGTATTTAAATACAATTTTATATTTCGAGTAGAGCAATTATCAAAAATTCTGTCATAAATATTATCTTTAGATATAATATCAACACCATAAATACACGCTTTTTTAAAATAAAAATTCCATAATATGAGACTGCCACCGTTTTTGTGAGAAAAATTACCAATTCCAATTTCTAATATATTTTTTACAGTTTTACGAATATTTTTAAATAATTCTTCATATACAATAAAATATGAATGTATTGTATTTTTGTCTGTATAATATAAATTAACGTCTAATAAATCTTCCATTGAGAATAAATTAGTATCAACAAATATATCCGATTTAAAATTTTGATTGCCAGTACATAAAATTAATTTACTTCCATAAAATATGTTTTTAGATTGTAAATAAAAATTATAATTCCAATCTGTCGCATATAAAAAACCATTTTTGTAAAAATATTCCAATAAATTATTACAACCTTTTTTTGTAACAATATACGCTAGAGAAGCAGGGTTTACGAGTTGGTGTGTTGTGTTGTGAAATTTTTTATAAACACTAATGTAATCGTTTATATCGTATTCAATTATATTTTCATCAGGCACATTAGACATTAAATCATAACCTTCAAATTTATCGTTCTCACTTACTTTATGTAATCCTAAATTAATAATTTCAGCGTTATCAGGAATATTCTCTATAATTTTATCTATATAAGAGACAAAATCATCTTTTAAAATCACATCATCTTGAAATATTATTATATAATTATAATTTTTATATTTCATTTTATGTAAAATATTGAAATGACTTAATTGATTACCCATTAGTTTTTTTACCAAAAAATAAGGTGTTATTAAATGAGTATTAAACTCAGCAGATTTAAACATTTTTTTTTCTTCGTCAGTAAAAGAATAAGTCAACCCATTTATTGCCGAAAAACGTTCAATTTTATTAATAGGTATATTTTGATTTTTACATTGATTTAAAAAATGATCATTTCTTTCAGGTTTATCTTCTAAATTTATATAAAATATTTTATCTAATTTTTCCATATAATATATATACATATTATACACATATTATTGAACGTAAATAATAATCATTTTGATGTATAATTAAATATTATTATAATAAATTTAATTGAACAATTACCACTTAGCAGTCTTTTTTTCTCTTATTTTAGCGACATTTTAGGAAGACCTTTTCATTAAAATCTAACCTTTACTTGTTAAAATTATCTTTGTTTTGCAATTGTAATTTTAATTCGTTACACTCTTCATCTATAATTTTTTGAATTATTTTTTCCAATTTTATATAATAGTCATGAATTTTGTCAGTTTTTTTGTTTGAGTCTTTAAACAGAATTTTTTAAATGTATTAATACTCATCATAAAAATTTCTTTATTATGACCACCTCTATTGTCTTTTTTTGCTCCACCAACTTGTGGAGAAATATTTTGCTCTCCCGATAAAGAAAGCAAAAGTATGTAATCTTGCTTACCCAATTGAGAAAGCAAAATTTTTACCATTTGGTGGTCTTTTTTACGCTAATTTTTGGACCAGCGCCTCGTTTCTTATTTTTAGAAGGATCATATTGCTCCTCTTGATCTTCATCTGAAAGTCCTTTAGATAATTCCCAAAATTCCTTTGAACCAAGACGAAAATCGTTATGATTATCTGCTTTATACCAAAAAACTTGGTCATGTAATTTATTTGATTTAGAATTGTTATTAATAACGAGACACTCATAATTTTCAGTACATTGATCCATTACTTGACAAAATGACTCAAATGTAGGAAACATACCAGCGTAATTTTCGTATATTCTTTTTCTATTGGCTATATAGTTCTCTCTAAGGATAAATACATAATCTATATTAGTTCTTAATGTTGGTGGAATACCTAATGGATATTGCATTGTGATGACCAACATGACCTTCCAATGACGACCATTCATGAATAATAACCTCATCATTTTGTCACGAGACCACGTATTGTCATATAAACAATCGTCTAATATAACGAATGCTCTAGGATCAATTGTGCTGCGTTTATATGTTTCTATTTCTTTTTTAATTTGTTTTAATACAGTACGCTGTCTTTTAAGAATGTTTTCTATGATAGCAGTATTATATTCATTATGAATAAATAGTTTTGGAACCATTTTACCATAAAATCCGTTCCCTTCTTCTGTTCCTGAAATTACTGTACCAATTGGTATATCTTGTTGATAATATAAAAGGTCTCTTACTAAAAATGATTTACCAGTATCTCTCTTACCGATTAATACAACAACAGGACCTTTGTTTTCATTTGGTTTAAACTGAATATTTTTCATATCAAACTTTTTAAGTTCTAAAGTCATATTATATAATTTTATGATTTATTATTTTTATTTTTTAACGAATTATTTATGAATTAAATAAGTATAATATAAATTAAATAAGTTTAAAACAGATTTAATTTATATAATTAATACCTAAAAGAATGTCTTTGGTAAATTATCAAAAACGTAAAAATATTGAACTCTTTAAAAATTTAGAAGACTCTAATTTTATATGTAAAACACAAAATTATATACCAATTTATAACAGATTTTTCTCTCTAAATGACACAAATTATAACAGTATAAATTTAAATCACAAATGGTACATTTCTGAAATAAACGATAATTACAATTATGAACAACGTTTATTTAATTGTAAACTAAAAAATATTAATAATAACAAACTTAAAGAAATAGATGTATTTTTTAAGTTAGCTCCTTTATTAGATCCATTTAAATATCTTATTGGTAAATATGATGTTACTGACAAGAAATTATTTTCACTACCTAAATTAAATTCTACTAACAGTGAATGTCATCCGAAATTTATTGATATCAATAACTCTGCGTATATAGATGGTTTGTTTTTATATTTTACGAGTATTTTAAAAAATAATCATTCATTTTTACACGGAGTTGACTATTATGGTTCTTTTTTAGGCGTAAAAATTAATTTTACAATTAATGTTTATGATGATATAGATTATTTAAATACTTCTGATTTTTTCAACAAAAATAAAAATATATTGTTTAAAATTGATGATTATGAACATTTATTTAAAAATGATACTCCAAAATTACAACCTATCAAGATTGAACATAATATTAGTGTTAAATCTCAATTATCAATAAAATCATTTGATAATCAAATATTTGAAGATGTTTTTGATAATTCTCAAAATGAATATGAAAATGAACATAAAGACAATATTGAATTAATTGATTTAACTAATGACTCTTTATTAGATAATAATATAAATAATTTAACATTAAAAACGAATTCTACATGTTCTTCTCGTACATCATATACAAATGAAGATTATGATAATGAGGATGATAATTTAAGTGAAATTAATAATCATGAAGAACATAATGGATCAACCAAATCTGATGACAATGATAATTATGAAGATGATAATTATGAAGATGAAGAATATGATGATGATGATGATGAAGAAGATGATGATGAAGATGAAGATGATGAAGATGAAGATGATGAAGATGAAGATGATGAAGAAGAAGAAGTTATTAATGTTACTATTCCAAAATTCCCTGTTCAAGTCATAACAATGGAATGTTGCGAAAATACTTTGGATGATTTAATTATAAATAATGAATTGTCCAAAGATGAATGGTTCTCTGCGCTAATGCAAATAATAATGATATTAATAACTTATCAAAAAGCATTTAATTTCACACACAACGATTTACACACTAATAATGTTATGTATAATCAAACAAATAAAACACATTTATTTTATAGATATAAAAAAAAAGTCTACAAAGTACCTACTTTTGGACGTATTTTTAAAATTATAGATTTCGGAAGAAGCATTTATAAATTTGATGGTAAAGTATTTTGCAGTGATAGTTTTCAAATGGGAGGAGACGCAGCAACACAATATAATACAGAACCTTATTTTAATGATAAAAAACCTAGATTAGAACCTAACCCTAGTTTTGATTTATGTCGATTAGCGTGTTCTATTTTTGATTATGTGATAGATGATATTGAAGAGATTAAAAATTTTGACAATATAAGAGACCCGATTAAAAAATTAATTTATGAGTGGTGTTTAGATGATAAAGGCATTAATATGCTATATAAAAATAATGGTATGGAGAGATATCCCGATTTTAAGTTATATAAAATGATAGCTAGATGTGTCCATAATCATACACCTCAAGCTCAACTAGAAAGGGATGAATTTAAAAAATATTTAGTAAATAAATATAAGGAAGATAATCATCATGAAATTATGGATATAGATACTATTCCGTGTTATATTTAACATAATATAAAATATTTTAGTGATATATTATATATTATATGAGTTTATTTGGTTTTATAATTACCAGACATGTAAATTCAATTCTAACCAATAAGTATTGGAATAGATGTGTGAAATTATTAAAAACTTTTTATCCTTTTACAGAAATTGTCATAATTGATGATAACAGTAATTATCAGTATGTTAAGTCAGATTTTGATTATAAAAATATTCAGGTTATACAGTCTGAGTTTCCAAAAAGGGGAGAATTATTACCGTATTATTATTTTCTTAAATATAAATTTTTTAATAACGCTATTATAATTCACGACAGTGTGTTCTTTCATAAAAGAATCGCTTTCGAAAAATTAAATGGAATCGATGTATTGCCATTATGGTTTTTTTATCCAGATAGAGAGAATATTAATAATACAAAGAGAATTATACAAGGTATAAATAATAGTAACAATATTGAAAACAAATTAACATTAGACAATAACGTTATCGGGATGCCGCATGACAAATGGTTTGGTTGTTTCGGTGTTCAATCATATATTAATTTAAACTTTTTAGAGAGAATTGAACAAAAATATAAGATAACAAACATGATTCATAAAATAAATTGTAGGAATGATAGATGTTGTTTAGAGAGAATCTTAGGATGTATTTTTTTTACAGAATATAATAAAATAATTAATCAAAAATCTTTATTTGGTGACATAATGAAATATCAAACATGGGGATACAGTTATAATGAATACATTAATAATTTAAAAACTGGAAAAATTCCACAATCAGTAGTAAAAGTATGGACCGGAAGGTAATATATTATGAATATTATGAATATAGTGTATCTAATATTTCGTTTTTTGTATTTTCGTTAATTATACCTAATTTATTTAAACGAGTTAATATGGATTTTCTCTCTCTTTCATTTAATTCAAAAGGTAAAATATCTGGAAATCTTTGTTTTTGAAGTCCTTTATTCATCGCTACTATAGCCTTTTTAAATTTTTCCAAATATCTATCAATATCTAATTCCGTTAAATTTTCATATCCAATTTCTGTTATTTTTTCACGTCGTTTCAATATATTTTTAAATTCTATATATTTTGCGTAATAATATATTTTTTCATCCAAAATAGAACCTATATTTGGACATCTAAATAATATTTTTTCTTGTAATTCCGATATATCAAATTGAAAGTCGCCAGATTTTTCAAAATATTGTTTTATATTTGAAGGTACTTCTTTAAAATCAATGTCTGAAAATTGTTTATATTCATCAACCATTATTTTTTTTCTATGATCGAACCGTTGTCGCGTCTTTATATAACTTAATTTATATATATATGGATTTGCTCTTGTATTAGTTGGATTAGGAGGCAGTACAGATATTCTAATGTTTGTCTCCGGAGAAGTTAAAAACCATTTAATCAAATACGATAGATGACCAGATAAGTTTTTTACTTTTAATTCGTCATATAGAATATCTTGTTTTGGCATTATTAATAAATCAATATCTTCTGATTTATATATTTCATTATTTAAAATAGTTGATAATACCAATTGTATTGCTTTGCCTCCTTTAAATATTAATTCGTAATCTTGTCCAATCATTTTATATGATATGATTCCGTATAACAATAAAGTTGCACACAATACAATATTATATTGTGAAAAATCTATGTCCGTATCCATTATAAGCCAGTTATTTACGTAATAATATTCATTTTTATTGGGTATATAATATGTCGGTATTATTGCTTTATTTATTTGACAAACGCTCCATAATTCATTAACTATATTTTGGTTAAATCCTATATTTAAATCTGTCATTATCATATTGGTTAGTATACTTTTAACACTATTTAATTCTCCTTCATTAAATAACGGTTTCCAAAAATTAGGTTCTTTATTTAAGTCATATCCGGATTCAGACGGTAACTCGGTTGGAATTTCTAATTTTATTACGGGTTTTTTTGGTAAAGGTTCTTCAATAATATGTTCAATTTCTTCTTCTGTCATTATTTTATCAAGTGAATCCTTTTGTTCATCAGTTAATAATTTTACGTCAGCACCCCTTTCAATTAAGTATTTGATTAAATCTTTATTGTTAAGGTGTAAAGCAGTTGATAAAGCAGATATTTTTTTCGTTTTTGAATAATTTTCAAGATTAATATTTCCTTTATTTTTGACAAAACTATCAATCAACGTCTTTCTTAAAATTAAATCATCCACCGCATAAAAAAGTACAGATAATAACGGAACAAATGCTATTAATGGGGTTAGTTTTGAATTGTCTTTTTTTCTGATTGGTTTAAAATCATTCGTTATCGGTATTAAACTATTTATACCCAATTGATTACTTTTAAATCCATTTTTAAATGAATTAATAGATAATTGGATACTTTCATTATTTCCAGATTTAATTGCGTCTACTAATTTTTTATACGCATTAAGAAACATATTTCTAAAATTTTCTCTTATTAATATATCATTCTTATGTTTAATAACTTTATTTCCTCCACAGGAACGTTTTGTTTTGTTACTTTTTTTTCTATACGTTTTCTTTGTTCTTTTCATTATATAATAATATAATAAAAAGATTTATATTTAGAATCCCGGATTATCCGTAAAAACAGGAGTAACCTTTGTTCCCCCTTTCATAACGGGATTTACTTGTTCTACTATAAAATTACCAAAAATTACACTAAAATAAACTATAAGTGTATCTCTAATTAACAATTTTAACGGTTTACTTTCTTTTTCAATAAATCTCATTTCAATAAATTTTGCGACCAAAAATACGATTGATATGATTGCTGAAACAATAAATATATTTTCCATTAAATTACTTAATCATAATGTTATAAATATTTTTACGCAATTTATTCTAAAACTTCAATATCATCAATTAATAAGTCAGGTAACAATTCAATTTTTGGTTCCTCAATATTATGTATATCTAACATGTCAAGTTGAAATGGTTGTTCAGAAATTTTAATTTTGTCATTTTCTTCTTCCTCTTCCTCTTGTTTTCTTTGTTGAGATCTAAATTCGCTAATTTCTTCTAATCTCTCTATACTTTTTGGTGCAACTACATTAGTTATTGAACCATCTTCGGTTTTTACATAATCAATATTATTGAATGATAAAGATTTTTGTTTTTCCTCAGTAGTCGCTAATTCTTGTTGTTTACTTCGTATAGGTTCTTCGATGATTTGTTCTTTAATTTCTTCTACTACATCTTCTTCCACCGTTTCATCCATATACGCTTTTAATATGGCTTCAACGGGTATACTTTCTCTCAATGTATTTAATATACATTCTTGTACAATAATCTCCAATTCTCTATAATTTTTTTGAATTTGTAATGGTGGCACATGTAACTCAAATAAATAAACATTTTTATATACTTTTCTAGCTACATTAATATAAGTTTTGTGAATAAAATCATCTAATTTTGGAATATTAATATCTATTTTTTTTTGTTTCTGTCCTACACGCATAGTAGTTAAAATTTTTAATTGTATTATGTGAACACAAGTAACTAAATCTTCTAAATAATTACAACCAGATTTATCGCATATTCTTTTTCTTTCATTTTCAATAATTTGAGGATTCCATTTTGGTATTCGTGAAATTAAATTTTGGAAAGTCATCAAATACTTGTCATTCTCTCCATTTTCTTTACAAAGTTTTACGGATTCCTCTAAAATAGATTTATAACCCTCTATAATTAGTGGTGTCAAAATAGTTACTAATCTTGAACCCCATTCATTTTTTGATTCATGTAGAGCACTCACATTAAAATCATCCATTTACATAAAACTTATATTTTCTAAAGACAAATCTGAACTTAAAAAAATAAAATTTAAGATAAATAATATCAATAACTTTTCATTTCTAAACTCCTTTCTCACACGATTGAAACAAATAAGCAATTCATATTTTTTTTCGCAATTTAATACATTATCCATAAATTTGTGATTTTCTAATAAATCCATGATATCCAAAGCGCTATATGATTTTTCATATAACTTCACGCAAAATGTCATTAATTCTTCTAAAGTTACTAGTTTTTGATTTTTAAATTTTAGCAATTCTTTTTTTAACCATTCTATTCTATTGACCTTTATGTCTTTAAAGTCAAATACATTATTTAAATTGTATTGATATAAATTAATATTTATTCCGTCTAATACAGGTTCTGGTATATAAATTTCACAAAATCTTGACAAAATTGGTTTCATTAGATTATATTTTTCTTCGGCAATTATAAAAAACCTGGTATTATGACTAAACAATTCAATACATCTTCGTAACGCTGACTGAGCATCCATCGTCAATTTATCGGCGTTTAATAGAACTATACTTTTGAAAGTACTTCCTCCGTTCGAATTTATATGTGTTTTTGCGAATAATTTTAATTCTTCTCTTATGAATTTTATACCTTTACCATGTGAACAATTTACATACATGACAAATGATTTGATTTTATCTCTGTCATTATCATAAATTTTATTTATAAAATTGTTTACTATTGTTCGTTTACCTGAACCAGATGGTCCATGAAAAATTATATTAGGAATTTTATGTATTTCATAAAAGTAATTTAATTTTTCATTTATAGTTTGATGAATATTTAATGACATAAAGTTACTATAATTAATGATGTCTTTTTATATTTAAATATAACGTATTATTTTATAACCCATAAAATAAAATATTAGTTATAAAATTTTTTACTTATTATTAGTTTCTCTCCATTTATTTACATTTATTTACATTTATTTATAATATAATTTGCGATAAATCTATAGTATTGTTCATACGTCATATTTGACAATAATCTTTTTTTATCCATAGTTACGGAACAACCGCCATATTTTATTAACGATACATCAAATTCAGTAATTTGATTGTTTAATGCATAATGTACAATTTCTTCAGCGTGTTTTTCTCTCTCTGAATTTATATGTAAATGTAATGAAAATAAAGAACATGTTAAACCTCTATTTTTAACTCCATATATTATTTCGCGAAAATCTTCAATAGTTAATGTTCCACAAGTATCGGATAAACATATTTTATTTGGTTTTAGTTGACTTAATCTATATAACTTATCTACTATAATTGATGTACTTATTTTCCCTTCAATAGGACATTCATTTATACAAGAAACATATATTTTTACTTTATATTCAGAATTATCCTTATATATGTATCTATTTTGGATATTAGAAAATTGTTTTTTATATTCATTTAAAAAATCCATCATATTTTTAATTGAATTATAACTTTCATCCAAATTCATTTTTGTATTTTTTATTTGAAAACTATTTGAAACTGAAGTAATAAAAGAAAAATTTTTTACCCCAAAAATCATCGATTCTGTTAACTTATCTGCGTTTGGAACTAAAACATAATTGTTTATATTTCTATAACTTTCAGCGTAATTAAATATTTGTTCAGTGTCTTTAAATATTGGTAATATTTTATTACTTACAACTGAACCAACTTCAATATTTGTTGGCATATAATTTTCAATAATATAATCATAAATTTTTATTTTTTTCTCTAAATCAAAAGTTTCTTCAAAATTTAATGATTGTAATCCATCCCTCAATGTAACGTCAAATGGTTTTGGACTGCCTAGTAATCTATATGCCTGATAAAATAAGTCGTTAGATATATAAAAACTCTTAAATGTGTTTGCACAATTAGGTATATTTTTCATTATATTTTTATATTATTATTGCTTTAAGTATATTTAAATTATTATTTTTATATATATTTAAACAGAACTAGTTAATGAATGAGTATAAGGATTATTTTTAAAAGCGGTTAATATGTCAGGATTAATGCGGTCACAACCGGCGCATTCATTATAATATTGAGGTGCCTTAATAGCGCCATAAGTTTGGACGGAAGGAGGTAATCCACTTAATTTTGAAAAAGCCGGATTTACTCTTCCAGAAAATCTATCACAATCATCTCTACAATGTACGTTCATTTGTTGATTAAATATTTGAGTTCCACCTTGATTTGCTCTGTTGTAAATAGTTTGCGATTTAATATCGTTATTGTGTTGTCTATACGCCGCGTCATAATTCATATCACCATACCCAGTCGCGTATCCACCTGCGGAAGTAAAATATTCGCAACTCGTTGTATCTCTCTGTGTTAAATCTGGAGAAGTATAATTATTTACATATATTCCATCTTTTTGGTTGTTAATATTAAATGTAGGAGCGTATAATGTAGTCTCTTTAACTGTTGTCGGTGTAGCGTCTTGTGGATTGTAAACATAACCTTTCGGAACTGATGTAGTTGCTTCACCATAAATTCTGACATTATTTATCGTCTCATCTTTTCTAGTTGGTTTTAAAATATCCATTAGAGGAGCAATTACAGCGCCAATAGTACCACTAAATCCGCTTCTAAAAGTGTCGGGTTGTCTAATCGTTGAACGATTGTTTTCATAATTTGTATGACTTCTTAAAAAATTGTCTCCATCTTCATGTGTTCCTTTTCCGGTTGCTTTTGAATGTCCTACACCGCCTTCTAAAACTTCATGACGTTTTGATTGCTCAAAATTTTCAGGCGCATAAGATGCCTTTATATCTACAGAACCTGCTGGACCCGTATAATCTAATAAAACATCATTACGTCTTATCACACCCATTTCTTGAATTGGTCTCAATGTTTCACCCTTTTCAGCGCCAGTTGTTGTTAACCAGCGATCTTGTGTATTTATATAAAATGTATCTGGTCTTTGTTTTTCAACACGTCCTAACATTTGTGTTGTTGACGCTGTTTTTATAAATGAATCCGCAGGTCCTTCATGACCAAGTAGTTCATATTCTAATTTTGGATTTGTATCAACTCTTAATTGGTCTACCGTTTTTGGCAACCATTTATCTCTCGCTTCCATTCCTGAATTATAACCATTGCTTCCTGAAAATCCATAACCTTTATCTAAACCTGGACCTACTGTTATTGTATCAAAAGGTTTTACATTATTATTTTTCATTCCAGGATTAACTCTTGATTGATAAAAATCGCTTTGATTGGGCATACCATACGCCCATTGCATATTTTCTTCGGGTTTAAATAAAGGCGCTTGTTCTATTTTTTTAATTGTTTGAGAACCTGAACCTACCATATTATCTAAAACTGATTCATTTATGTTCATATCATAAGTGCGACCTTTAACTTTACCCCCATTAAATGGAACCATATTATTGTGTTTAAATTGCTCGGAATTTAAATAATTACCTGTTAGTGAATAAATACTTTGGATATTTTGTGAAACTGGAACATCATTTCTCACATTTTGTTGATATAAATTTTGGTTAAAATACTTATCTGTGGCGGTATTTGGATTAGGATATTCTTGAACAGTATCAACCAATTGATTTATATTTGTTACTGGATAATTTTGTGGAGGAATATTTGTATTCGGTAAATAATTATCAGTTTTTACACCCAAATTACTTCTTACACCCATATTTGTAAAATTTTCTTGTTTTTTCTCTCTAATTTCTTTTTTAGTACAATCTTCATTTTGTTGATTTGATATTACATACATTCCACCTAATGCTATTAAAGGGATTGCTATTTCCATATTTATATATATAGAGTATTATATTTTATTCATATAATAATCTAAATTATTGGTTAAGGTATTTTAAAGTTGCTGACAAGAATTTGTTTGTTGACATGTTATCGGACCTCCTATATATGAACCTCTAATCAAATTATAACTTGATGGCAAATAATTTTTTGTCTCATTTACTACACAATCTCTCTTTGGAGTAAAATAATCTTTTTCTAAAATTCTTGTGCTCAAATTATTTTGAAAATTTAGACATGTGTTTACTTGTGGATTCAAAGGCGGATAATACCAATCTACTTGTTCTAAATCACGATACCACCAAGCCGGATTTGTTGCTCTTGATTGACCTGTCGTTAAATTATTACAATTCGGATATTGTATTGCTTCATTCGGAACATTATAATTTTTATAATCGTCTTTTCCTAAACAATCACGACTTAAATGTCGGTTAACACCTCTTAAATCGCTTTCTAAATTTATTGTGTTTGTCCTTAAATTTGCGCCCCATTTTTGAATTATAATTTGAGGGTCTTCTATATAACAAGGTTTATCTCCATTTCCTGGAACATTTAAAATCCATCTCCCCGGATCTGTTGATTGTTGTAATGATTTCATCGTCCTACAATCATCATATTTAAATCTAGTAAATGCCATTTTATATTAATAATATATATATTTATTTAATAAATTTATATAATTTTAATTTAAATACTTAATAACTTTTTATTAATATGGAACTTCTTTTAAATACTCCTACGTTATGTTTAAATATGATAGTTAAAAATGAAGAAAAAGTTATAACTAGATTATTTGATTCTGTGTTACCAATAATAGATTGTTATTGTATATGTGACACAGGTTCTACTGATAATACAATAAAAGTTATAGAAAATTATTTTAAAAATAAAAATATACCTGGCAAAATTGTAGTAGAACCTTTTGTCAATTTTTGCCACAATAGGTCTTTTGCTCTTAAAGAGTGTGTTGGTATGTCTGATTATGTATTGCTTTTAGACGCTGACATGGTTTTAGAAATTAAAAACTTTAATAAAAAAATCTTAAGTAGTTCTGATAGTTTTTACATGCTTCAAGGCAACGATTCTTTTTATTATCAAAATATGAGAATTGTAAAAAATAATGGACTTTATCGTTATATTGGAGTTACACATGAATATGTCGATATCCCACCAAATAGCAGTATCGTTGGATTTTCTAAAGATGATTTATTCATTAGAGATTTTGGTGACGGTGGATGTAAAAATGATAAATTTGAGAGAGATATACGTTTATTATTGGACGGAATTAAAGAAGAACCTAATAATCCTAGATATTATTTTTATTTAGGTAACAGTTATTCTGACGTTGGAAGATATGGTGAAGCCATTAATTGTTACAAAAAGAGAATTGATTTAAAAGGTTGGCGCGAAGAAGTTTGGTACAGTTATTATAAAATTGGATGTTGTTTTAAAAGTATGAATAAAATAGATCATGCAATAAAGTATTGGATGGAAGGATATGAATATTACCCTGAACGTCTAGAAGGATTGTATGAAATTATCAACTATTGTAGAATTCATTCTAAACATAAAATTGGAAATATGATATATTGTGAAGCCCGTAAAATTTTAGATAAAAAATTTAATAGAGATCAATATTTGTTTTTACATAATGAAATATATACTAGCAAAATATTTTATGAATATACTATTATCGCTAACTATTTAGGTGTTACTAATATCAATTATGAAGCTATACAAGTTTTTAATAATTCAAATGATGGTAATGAAATTAATAATTTATTAGAAAACTTAAAATATTATAAAGATATATTAACACCAATTGGTAAAGTTAATGTAGACAACAAAATAAATACTATTATCAATAATGAAAATATTGAAATGATTTCTTCTTCTAGTTGTCTCATTAAAAATAAACACAACAACAACTACGGAATGAATATAAGGTTTGTTAATTATACAATCGATAATAAAGGAAATTACCATAATTGTGATAAACATATTATTACTGTAAATAAATATATTGAGGTCGATACAAATTTCAATTTAGTTTATGAAAAATGGTTAGATTTAATATTTGATGACAGGAGGTATATCGGAATTGAAGATATTAGAATATTTAACGATGTCCAAACAAATAAATTACTATTTATAGGAACTACATTACACCAAAGCAATAGAATCGGTATGGTAAGTGGTTTATATGATATTGATAATGGTTGTTTAAATGGTTCTGAAATTACACAACTATTTAATCAAACTATTTGTGAAAAAAATTGGGTTTATGTTGATTACAATAATGAAACGCACATTATTTATAATTGGCATCCTATAGTCATTTGTAACATTAAAGACTCTACTCTTAATGTTGTCTCTAAAATACAAACACCAAATATATTTTCTAGAATTCGTGGCTCAACTTGTGGATTTAAATATTCAACTAAAATTAAAGAAAATCCTTTAAATAATGGGAATATTAAAATAGATATTGGTGAAGATGAAATTTGGTTTATTGGTCATATTGTTTCACATGAAACACCACGTCATTATTATCATGTAATTTCAGTTTTCGATAAAAATATGAACTTACTCCGTTATTCTGCACCATTTAAATTTGAGGGGGAACCTATTGAATATTGTTTAAGTATTGTAGTCGAACATGAGAGAGTCATAATAAATTACAGTACATGGGATAGAACTACACGTATAGGAATTTACGACAAAAAATATATTGATTCTATACTTAAATATAATAACTAATTTTATTTTCATTTAAAAAATTAATTTAAATATTATTTAAATGAAAAGTAATTTAACTTTTGTTACTTCATATTTTAAAATATATGATTCTGATTATGAAGAAAACAAATCTTTTGAAAAAAGACTTGAACTTTTTATTAAAATAGTTGAACTCGGTATTAACATTTGTATTTTTACTAGTTCTGAATATAAAATTATTATGGAAAACTTATCTCAAAAATATGACAACCTTAAAATAATTGAAATTCTCTCTATTGAAGACTTTCAAATGTATAAATTATTAAATGTTAATAAAGATTTTCTTCAATTGCCAGAGAGAAGAAGTAATGTTAAAGATACATTTAACTATATGCTACTTATGAATTCTAAAACAGAATTTTTATATAAAACAATTGTAATAAATCCATTTAATAATGAATATTTTTGTTGGTTTGATTTTAGTTTACCTTATATTTTTAAAGATATAGAGAGAACATTAAATGAAATTAAAAAACACGCTTTTCGTAATTATATTGATTCGTTTATTGCAATTCCTGGTTGTTGGAATCATAAAGTATATGATATTAATTTTTTAAAAAAACAAGTAGTCTGGCGATTTTGTGGCGGATTCTTTATTGGAGATAAACAATCTTTAATAAAATTTTATGATTTAAGTATTAAATATTTTTTAGAATTTTTGAAGGTTACTAACACTTTAATGTGGGAAGTTAATTATTGGGCGTGGTTAGAAAAAGAGAATTATATAAATCCCATATGGTATGAAGCCGACCACAATGATAGTATTATCAATATTCCACAATATTTATACAGAGCATGTATTAAAAAGTATTCAACTAAAATTTTAACCTATCCATTATGGGATTCTAATATTTTTTTTAGCGACAATAATTCAATTATATATGATAAATTCTACGCTTCATCTTCGTCATATATTTATGACTTTATAAATAATAAACATATATTAAATACTAGATATGTAAATTATCATTATAAAGATAATTGGGATTGTGACTTCTTCCCGAACAATCCTATGAGGCAAATTAGAAATGTAAATGTAAAATCTGAACTTAACAATGAAACCATGGAACCTGTACCTTTACAAGATTGTATAATGAATATTGATGATTCAAAATTTAAAACAAATAGTAACGCTTATTCAGTTGGGTTAGAAGATATAAGATTATATTACGATAATGATACATTAAAATTTATTGCGTCTAATTTTAATTATAGTGAAACAGATAAAAATACACATAAAATTATAATTGGTGATTATGATTATAAAAATACTATTTGTAAAAATATGAAAATTATTAATATGATGTGGGAGACAAGTTGTGAAAAAAATTGGGTTCCTTTGCCGAATTATAATGACATAAATGGTGCGAAACTATTTATATACAAATGGAATCCATTTATTATTGGATTTATCAATGATAACAATTTTTTTCAGACTATAATAGAGAGAAAATATGAAAATAATTTAATTGGTAAACTGCGGGGTTCAACACCATTCATTAATTTTGACGATAATACATTTATTGGTGTCGTTCATTACAGTGAACCTGGTCAACCACCTATTTATTATCATTGTCTAGTTTTATTAGATAATAAAAGTAATCTACCACTATTTTATAGTGATCCATTTAAATTTAGCGAAAAACCCATCGAATTTTGTATTGGATTTACCATTATTAAAGAAGAATATTTATTTTGGGTATCACAAATGGATAGAGAACCATTTTTAATTAAGTTTGAGACTGATAAAATACACATTAACAATAAATTTTAACTACTTATTTATTAGTAGTTGCCTGAAATTATAATGTAACTTAAAAATATACCAAAAAAATTCTTTGAAAATAAATCCAATATATTGTAAAAAGTATTTTTTATATAATACGGTAAAACCGCAACTAAACCATATAATGACCAAAAAAAGAAAAAATAAAAGAATAAATATATACCATTATTACTATTTTTTACGTAATTTATATATATTAAATAATAATATATTAAAAATGGTATAAAACCTAAAACAACACCCAATATTATTGGTATTATTTTCATTTCACCTAAAAACCCAAACAATAACATTAACCAATTGAGAATTAAGATATATGTCAAATTTATAATATTTTCATTAAACAATTTAAAGAACTCTAAATGCTGAGTGTTATTTTTCTCTCTACGTTCAAGATATATTAGATAGAAAATTAGGGTAATTAACATTGTCGGAGTAGTTATTACCCAATCTATATATCTCTTTGGGGTTACATTTATTACTTTATTAAAATTATAAACTAACCATACATAAAATAGACCTTCTATTATTTGAACAAATACCTCTAAAAATAATAATTCTTTTATTAAAAAGTAAGTAATTGGAACTTTATAGAATAAAGTTATTACTTCTATAATTCCAGTTATTAATTGAACTATAACAGATATTAACAATGTAACATAAAAATAATATTTTGAATCCATATATTATTTTTATATTTTAATAACATCATCTATTGTTTTTTGACCATAGTTTATTTCTATTAATGAATTTATTTTTTCACTTAAAAAGGGTTTTACTACATTATAAATAGACCTAATATAGATGGTAGGGTTTATTATTATTATTTTATTTAAATTTTCACTAAATTTTGAAGTAATGAGTTTCGCTAAATCAATCGCTAATTCTATTTGTAAAAAATGATGTAATCCATAATTTGTTCCGTCAAAAATCCAAATCCAATTTTTATTTTTTGGCACTTCACTTAAAATTCCATCATAATGTTTCAATATACCTATTTTATCAAAATATAATTTTGCTTTCGATGGACATGTGTAATAATATAAATTGTTTTTATTTTCTAAAACTTTTGTAAATGAATGACTTGAAGGATCTAATGCGCATAAAGGACAAGTGTATGTCATATAATATAAATTCATTATATGAAATAAAAATTGTTATTATCGGAATTTAAGGATTTAAAAGCGCTAATTTATATTGAACACCATTTATATTTATTATTAAATATTGTCCACTTGAGACACCCGATGTACCGCTTAATAATCCTGTTCCAGTTAAACCTAAATTTCCACTATTATTTAAACCTAAAGAAACATTATTACCTATACCATTATCTAATTTTATTTCATTTGTAATTGAATTAATGTTTATTGAATTTGTATTTGTTGGATTTGTCAGAGTTAATATTGTTGGATCTATTACTCCAGTTACATATAAATCGCCAAAAATACCAACAGAACCGGTATAACCTATTCCCGAAAAACTTGTTGAACCAGTTGGTTTTGTTATTGTATAAGAACTTGAATTCCATTGTGAAGGACCTGTCGGACCTGTTGGACCTGATGGACCTATATTCGCTACACTAGAACCCGCTATAGAACTAAACGAACGTATATCTCCAGCGTATACTAATCTTGCTTTATAGTCATTACCATATGAGTTCGCTACTTGAAAAACTAATTGATACAAAGGTCTTAATTCCACTATAGGGAGTCCAGTTAAATTTAATTCACTCCAAAGAGCACTTTCAGCGTCACCTATATTATTATATTGGGTTTGTCCCATTATTGAAACTACTGGCGTATAAGCCATATTTGTCGCAGCAATCCATTGGATTACAAATTTATTATTTGAAGACGCAGTCAACCCTGTTGTTTGAAGAAAATCATTATAATATGGAGTAGCGCCTACACCACTATTATATAATGGAACATTATTTATACTCGTTTTTCTCCACGCTGTTGCTCCTGGTTCATAATATAATACTGGTCCCGTAACGGGTGATAAATCCATCGACCATATACCTGGAGAACCATCTGTTATATCTACTTGTAAATCTTCATCAAAAAACGTACCATTTATTAATGAGTATTGAATATCTGTTATTAAATTACCTGTACCAGTTGTTGTGTAACCATATATTCCAAAACCATTGGCTATTGCCGCACCTCTAGTTCTATGTAAATATTCATGTGTTGCCCAATCCATCGTAATACCATGTCTTTCATCGAACAACATGTATTCGCTCGGTTGAGCAGAATTAAAATAAATATACGCTGTTGGTGCCTGTTGATCCCATACAAAAAAAGTTGTTTGATTCCCTAAGTTACCAGATGTATTAAAATAAATATAATATAATCCTGTAGTATTAGGTATACTGGTCGTTTGAGTAGAATTAATTGTAAATAAATTACCCGCTACCCATACATTGTAACTTGTTGAAACAGGTGATATCGTAAAAATTAATGAACTTGGGTCAAAACTAATAGTTGATGTTGTTCTATCTTGATGACCCATTGGTTCAGCTGTTACATTTTGAATTAGTGAATTATAAGAACCTGTTGGACCTGTTTGACCTGTAGGACCTGTATAACCTGTAGGACCTGTATAACCTGTAGGACCTGTAGGACCTGTAGGACCTGTTTGACCTGTAGGACCTGTAGGACCTGTTTGACCTGTAGGACCTGTAGGACCTGTTTGACCTGTAGGACCTGTAGGACCTGTTTGACCTGTAGGACCAATAGGACCAATAGGACCACCAGATGGACCTGTTGGACCTCTACATCCCCTACCAGTTGGACCCGTAAAACTTTCACCAGGAGGTCCTGTATATCCCCTAGGTCCTAAACCACCGAATCCTGTTGGACCTTGAGGACCCACTGGTCCCTGTGTATTCAAATTACAACATCTTTGTCTTCCTAAATAAGAATTATAATTTTTAAAATAATTAGACATATATATAATGTTAATTTAATTTTATTGCATTATTATCCAATTAGTTCCATCACTTACTAATGTAGCGGTAGAACCTGCTGTTCCAGGTAAAATTGCTGTTGACGCTGCTCCTCCTACTAACGGCACGACATTTGAAGCGCTTGAATTCACAAGTTGCGCTGCTATATTTTTAAACATTAATTCTCTACCTGGAAAACTAGACGATGTTGGCAACGTAACAGTTATTGTTCCAGAACCATTACAAATAATCCAATTTTCATTTGTTTGAACCGTAAAATCTCCGGTTTTTGTTACGGGAACTCCTCTTGAAAAATAACCACCACTTACATCCACATTACCAAGAACAATTAGAGTATTTGAAGGGTCTATTGTTAAATTGCCAGTAGATGTTATCGTATTTGAATAGGTAATTTCTTTTGTAGTAGCATTATAACCTAAAAAAGTTGGTGGAGAAGAGTTTCTAATTGGATCTACATAAAAAGAACTCGCAATAGAAGCGGCTAAAGTATTACCTGACGCATTAATAGTAATTATACCACTAGCCGTTTCGTTAATATTACTTCCTATTGCTACATTATTATTATATCCATTAGCATCGTCATTACTATTAATTACGCAATTTCTACCAACTGCTAATGCTGATACACCACCTCTAATTGCTGAACCATATCCTATACAAGTATTAAAATTTGCCCCAGCTGTATTTGCTTTAACTTTTCCTCCTATTGCTAGTTGTCCTGTTCCTCCATTTGTTCCTTCAACTTGTCCGTTTAATATAGTATGGTAACTATCATTTACAAAAACTGGTACTGTAAATCCAGTATTAGGATTAAAAAGGACGCAATTAGTAGATGCTGTTGATAATTGTAATGAATTAGTTATTTTCGTATTACCACTAACATCTAAATTAAAAGAAGGGTCTGGGGTTTTACCTATACCTACATCACCAAGAACAATTAGAGTATTTGAAGGGTCTATTGTAATATTACCCGTATTCGTTATTTGAGGCACTCGTAAAGAAGTTGAAATCGTAGCGTTACCGCTAATATCCAAAGCATTATTTATAGTTGTAGTTCCAATACCAACACCACCAGCAAAATAATTTTTCGCCAAAGACCAACCACTATATACACCCCAATTATTCGTTATTGTTAATCCAGTAGTATTAGTTGGAAAATTTAATCTTAATCCATACATATTCGTTATTGTTGCCGAACTTCCAGCACCAGTTAAATTACATAAACTACTATTTTCAAAAAAAGAATGATTAGTTATATTTATACTACAATCTGTCGTTGTTCCACCTAATGATAAAGAAGGAGAAACTGAATTAGTTATATAATAAATACTATTAGTATTATTTGCTGAAACTCTTAATGCCCCTCTCGCTGTAATATTTGATATTGTTTGAGTAGAAGAAGCAGGGCAATTGAGAGCAATAGTATTAACATTAAAAGTATTACTTGTCTTATTATTAGCATTTTTACCATTATAATTAAAATTATCACTAAATCCTACATATTGCTTACAAGTATTAGCGTCATCCCAAGTAAATTGTTGATATAATCCACCAAAATTTAACCTTTCTATATCAGTTGTAGTTCCAGCACTTTTAGTATAATTTCTATAATCTCCATATACAGTATTAAAACCATTTGCGCTTATATCTTGACTTGTTCCAAATTCTAAATTAGTATAATACGCTGGATAAGAAGCAAAACTTGCTGTTGTAGGATAAGTTTTTATTGAAGGACTATTAATATATAATCCGTATGGAACAAGTGTAGTAGGTAAATTGTTGGTTGGTTGTAATGTTAAACTACTATTCGTTCCAACAACAAGATTTAATGATGGGTCAATAAGAAGATTACCGGTTCCGTCAATAGTTAATAAAGCATTGTTTGTCCCATTATCTATTTCAATTGACGCAACATTTGTTATATTATTTAAACTCATATCTAAATCTCCTGCGATAAATAAAGTATTTGAAGGGTCTATTGTTATATTACTTGTACTCGTTATGTTTGAGACATTACTTATATTATTTAAACTCATATCTAATGTTCCAGCAACAAATAAAGTATTAGAAGGGTCTATTGTAATATTACCATCACTAAATATACTTTTAGATTTTAAAGTCCAATTACCATTACTATCTATATTATTAAAACTACTATCAAATACATTATAACTTGTAGGAGGTCTTCCTGCTAATGAAGATGTTAAAGCGCGTGAATCTTGGGAAGCGACAGCAAATATACCCAATTCAGGAGACCAACATATAGACCTCAATATAGAAGTAGGATTTGTTATTAAAGTCCAGTTAATACCATTAGGAGATGTCATTATTTGCTGACCGCTAATAGCACTTGGAGCAGTTGCTACAAATAATCTCAATTCAGGAGACCAACAAACCGATTGCCAATCTGTATTAGGTGTCGTTTGTAGCGTCCAATTAATACCATCAGGAGAAGTCATCGCTCTATTAGTTTGCCCTCCGCCATCACCAACAGCAACAAATATTCCTAATTCTTTACTCCAACAAACAGAACGAAAACCACTATTAGCAACTAATGTTGTATTAGATAAACCTGATATAGCAGCACTTGTCCTAAAAGTAGTTGAGTCTATTATAGAATTGACAGAAGGAAAAGACATTATCCCTGAACCACTTACTAATCCTATATTCATTCCAACAACTAATTCTGCTGTTGAATTACAAGTTACATTGCTTGGGTCAATAGTATTATTACAATTTGTCAATAATATACCAGTAGGTCTAAAGGTCCAATTTATTCCATCAGTAGAAGTTGATACTCCATAACGAGGTCCAGTTGTAGAAACAGCAACAAGTAGTCCCAATTCAGCAGACCAACAAGCACCCTGCCAATTATTATCATATAATAATGTTGAATTACTTAATGCTGTTGCTATTGTTGAATTTATGGTAAAAGTTGTTGAGTTTGTTATAGAATTAACATAAGCAGTAGAAGAAAATGTCCCTACACTACCAGTTAAAATAGATAAATTCATTCCAATTCTTAAAGAAGAAGTATTGTCGCAAGTAATTATACTACTACCTGAACTTCCATTACAATTTGTTAAAATAACCGCACTTTGCCTTTTCGTCCAAGTTATTCCATCAGTAGATGTTTGAAATCTATAAGGATTATCAACTGAACTACTTCCAAATCCAACAACTACAAATTGTCCTAATTCTTTACTCCATAAAATATTTCGCAAATTATTTACAGTGTTAGAAGTTTGTTGCGTCCAAGTTATACCATTAGGCGAAGTCATTATTCTACATACATTACTATTTGCTATACCACCGCTTGCTACAGCAGTAAATAAATTTAATTCTTTACTCCAAGCAACAGATTTCCAAGAATTAGTTCCAGCAGGAGTAGTTTGTATAGTCCAATTTATACCATCAGGAGAAGTAGCGATATTAGTAGTGTTGCTAGAAATATCACTAACAGCGACAAATAGTTTTAATTCAGGAGACCAGCAAATACCTTGCCCTTGAAAAGTAATGGGAAAAGTCCTATTAGTCCAAGTTGATACTGCTTGAACTCCACTTGAAGAAGGATTTAAAGCAGGGTAAGCGTCTTTTGACAAACCTAAATAACCATTTACAGAATTCCAAGAAGCATCAGAAAGGTATAATTGTTGATATATCCTATCTTTTGCAACTATTGATGATCCATT